TGTTAACCTATGCCATAATTATAGCAGGTTCGGATTTATTGGTCAAATTTGGTTATTCTTCGATAGCACGGCGCAGGATAAGTTCTTGCCTACTAAACGCTTCGATCTCCCAAGGGCGGTCCAAATAATTAGTACTTTTTTTGTACTGTTTTCCTGCCCAAATGTTAGTACCGCGTGGACCGTATTTTAGCTGGCCTTTTGCTAGCTGTTTGACGTGCACTAGCTCGTGGGCCAGAGTCATTCCGATTTCTTTTAGCTTGCGGTGTGGCTTAATTACAACAAGATAAGAACCAGTTGCGGCTGTTAAATCTAGTGTAATGCCTTGGTTGTCTTCGCACTCGTCGTAGATGCGAATTAGTAATGCTTTGGTACTATTTTCTAATTTAAGCTGTTTAAGCATCGACGGTAGCAGTGCTTCGACGAACTTTTTATTTCTGCGACTGCCTTCGACTTTGATTTCCATCGTGCTCTCCTAAGTAACCTATAGTGTAACACTTTTGGATTTATTAGTCAAATAAAAAGCCCCTTGCGGGGCTGTGTTAGTCTAAGCGAGCGTCATCAAGTCCGGCTACCCTTAGCTTAACAATGTTACTAACGTTCCAGTTAAGGCTGTCGAACCCTTTCATTACACCGAGCCAGTAGTTACGCAACAGTGCTAACTCGTTGATTAGCTTTTGCAAGTTAACTACATCTAAGTCTCCGTCTACATACTTTTCAGCATCGCGGCTACTTAGTGCACGATTATAATTCTCGATAAACTTCTTAAACTTCTCGCTACGCAACTTGCGGAGGTCAATGTTAAGATGCTCTAAGATGGCTTCAATTGTTTGAAGTTGCCCGAACCTATTTTCGAATATGCCGGGCAAAGTCTTTGCAACTGTTTCCAGGTTACCTTTCACTTTTAGCTCACGCCTGGCTGCATCAAGTTCATTTTCATAAAACGCAATACAGTTAGGCAGTTGACTAATGTCATTAGTAACGGCGTGGAACCAATTAATCATAGTCTGGCTCGTCTCCGTAACCTAGATCATCATAGCCGCTATCGTCGTCATCGAGAAATTCTTCTTCTCCATCCTCGGGATACATTTCCTTAAAGGCTGCATCCAGGTGTCGATCCTCGCCTTTAATTTCTTGCATCACAAATTCAATGTCGATAAATTCCTCTGCTTGACGAACATATGCCATTGCAGCTTCGCTGATTTCTTTCTTAGAGATATAAGGTTTTAGGCTTAGCCATAAGTTTAGAAATAGATCGCTGTCTTGATTCATATTATTCCTCTGTAGTAATTTCGCCTGTTTCTTCGTCTACTGTAACAGAACTAATGTTAGTCGATAATGTATCTCTGTACATTACTTCATCCATTAATTTATCCAAGCAGCCTTCTTCGTTGCGCTCCCACTCCTTGCGGAATAGCTTAATTTCTTCGCCAGACTTTAGTGTTACTTTTAGACGGTTACCGTCCTTTTGTAGCAGGCCGCGGCCTTCACATAGATCTACTAAGCCACTGTCCGGGCTCATACCTTTGTCATAAGGAATCTTAACTTGTACAGATTCAAAAGGTTTAGCGTAACGTGTCTTCATAATCTTGCAAGCGGCACGGATGCCGTTTACTTCTGACGTCTTGTTACCATCTTCATCTTCCTTTAGCTTGAGCTTACGCATAGCTACAACGATAGAGCTGGCGTAGATAAAGCCTTGACCGCCGCTGATCTTGTCATCAGGATCAAACATATCCTGGCTTGCGTAGGTGTGGTTAGTTGCAACTAGCCCAATGTTTAGGTTACCAAACATATTAACACAGTTACGAACTAGTGCAGTTAGTGCTTTAGGCTTACGGCCCATATCGCCTTTAAGGTCGCCGCCATCGAACTGATTTACGTCAGTTGGAGTTAATAGCATACCTAAACTGTCTAGTACAAATAGTACCTTTGGGCGCTCGTCTTCTGGCATCTCTCGATAGTCCTTAACGAAGGTACTAATCATCTTAGCAACATCGTCGATCATAGCCATATTCAGCTTGAGCAATTTCTTTTCATCAGTGTCGACACCTAGAGCGTGTAGCCAAGCCTCATCTAGTGCGTTTTCTGTATCGATTAGCACTACATAAATGCCCTGTTCCTGTGCGTGGCGTACAAGGTTGCCCGAGCAAATGTAGCTCTTGCCTGCACCGGACTCACCTGCAAACACAGTAACTTTACCCATTGGAATACCTTTGTTAAAGTCTCCGCTAACTAGGTAGTTAAGTGCGTGATTGCCGGTACTAACCCAATCGGTTGGGTCATTAAAGCCTACGCTAAGACCATCAATGCTCTTAGTTAGACTCTTTCTAAATTTTGTAACGTCAAACGGTTTTGTCATTTTCTTCTTCCTTCTGTTCTATGTTATACGACATCATCATACGAGTCAACGGTTCCATTTGCTTTTGGAATACATTAGGCGACTGTTCTGCTACCACGGTCATATCCCAGTCGTTAGGATAGTGGCGCAAAATGCTCCAGGCCTGTTGTCGAACTGCTTTGGAAATTCTCGGATATTTTTTAGTATCGTGTGCTAATTCAAACAAGAATGTTCTTGCCCACAATACTGCACGATATCGTTCGTCAGGTAATGTCATATATTCTCTACTTCGTGAGAGCAATCGTTTTTTGTGCATAAACTAAACAAGGGGTTTCCCCCTTGTTTTATTATGCTGCACTCTTACGGTTACGAATCATTGATAGTAAGTCATCAACGCTCGGTTTACCGGCTGCTGCTGGAGCAGGAGCAGATGCTGCTGATGTATCAAATGGAGGATCATCGTCCTCGGTAGCTTGAGATGCTGCTACCGGAGCAGGTGCTGCTTTAGGAGCAGGAGCAGGTGCTGCGCTTGCAGTTGAGCCTGTTGCAACCTCATCGCGATAGCCTGCTGGCTTGTAGAACTGTGCCCAACGTGCTGGGTCATATAGTTCGCCGTCTACACTTGCTTCGAACATTTCAACAATAGCGTTGAGTTCTTCTGCGTTTGGCTTCTTAGGCATAAAGTCGTTTAGGTTGTACAAGTTATATTGTGCAATAGCACCTAGTTCTTGCTCGTTCAAACTACGTTCTTTACGTGCCCAAGTAGATGTAGAGTAGTCAGCATAACCGCCCTTAGAAGTCTTGACTAGACGGAAGTCAGTACCTTGGACATAATCGGTTGGTAGTTCTTCCATCTCAGGGTTCATAAGTGCGCTCTTGATGATACCGAAGATGCTTGGGTTGATGATGAAACGACGGATTGGGTTTTCCGGTTGGTCGTCTGCTAGTGGGTTTGTTGGTACAAAACCTTGGAAAATGTAGCTACGCTTCTTCCAGTACTTACGACCCATTTCTTCCATACGTGGATCTTTGAACCAAGGACGGATTGCAGCGTGGATTGGGCAAGTCTCATTCCACATTTCCATACAAGGAACTTTTACTGTAACTGGTTTATTAGTGTCGCCACCTTTAACACCGCTGAACGGGATGTTAATGATTTGACGTTCACGCCAGAAGAATGTGTTTGATTCGTCTGCGTCTGGGAGGAATCGAAGAACTGCGGTTGAGCCTTCGGGAATATTCCAAAATGCGTAAATTGAATTGTCACCGCCGCCTGTGTTGCCTTGGGACTTTGTACGCTCTTCTTGTTGTGCTAGTTTCGCACGGATTTCTGCTAGTGATGCCATAATGTTTCTCCTATATTAGCCTAGTTAAGTTAGTATTAGCCTAGATAGTACCTACACCGTGTAAGTACTAACGATTTTACTGGTATTACCTGACCAGTGTCAACAGCTTTATCTTATTTTGATAAAATTGTCGACGCAGTGTATTTTGAAATAGCTTCTTGTACGCTGCTCAGGACAATGTCATCAACTCCATTGTTGATAACGTGTTCTTTATTTATTACGACTGACTTACGAATCAAATTTCGTAGCAGTTCAGATACTTGGTTGCTAGTGTTATGATCCAATGAATCGTACACATCAATAATTGATTGTAGCTTACTTGCTACGTTACTGTCAACTGCGTGGCTAGCCAAAAATTTAGCAACGTGTTTGTTACGTGCATCAGTGTCGCTACCAAAATTTAAGTTACTAGGATGGTTAACATCATCTTCGTCTGCGTTCTTAAGTTCGAGTTCTCTGATAGTGTCTAGCTGTCCGATTACGTCTGCAATTTCGTTCATCGTGCTTTCTTGCAATGTAGCCTGGTCTAACAGTGCTAGTACGTATGGCATTGCAGACTCTACCGCAGTATTAACAGACTTCTTAGTAAAGTTGTTCTTCATTTCGGAAATTCTATTGTTGTCATCGATTGTTGACAGTATTGTCATTTCTGCTAGGCCGCGGCCAGTTTTAAATGCCTTGCCAATCTCTGCTGCTTTTTGTTCTGCTAGTTCGATTAACTTAGCAGTATCCTCATTTACAAAATTACTGCGCTTGCTGTGTGACACAAAACGCTTTAGTGAGATGTATTGCTCTGCTAGTTGAATTAATTTTTGACCTTGTTCGTCGTAAGGGTTTCCGCCTTCGCTGACGTGATGGGCTAGTGCACGTGCACCTGCTAGATATTTAAATGGGTATGAGAAACGTTCGCCTACACGGTTTTCGATAAAGATTGCTTGTATGCTGCGGCTGCGAGCACCTTTTACTTCTTCATTAACCGCTTTAGTGTGACGAATGATTAGGCGAGCATTTTCTAATTTTTGATAGCTAGACTTTGTAGTACCTGTCATATTAACAGATTCACTTACAGACTCTTTAGTAATCTGGAAAGCAAAGTCTTTTGGTTCTAATTTTTTACCATAGTTCTTAACAGTAAATGTTAGCATATAGTGACGTGCAGTAGTTTTAACTGCGTTGACTAAATCCTTAACATCATCGTACTGTTGGTTATTGCCCACGTACAAGGAAATGTTATTTGCACTACGGTCGTAGTGAATCATACTGTGTTTATCTTTAAGATAAAAACGAGTAGCTTCGTTCGGATCTAAAGTCTTTTTGGCTTCGTCGTCGCCCATTATGATAGCGTTACCGCTACCTACTAGGATATCAAATAATCTATTAGAAACGTTCTGTTTGTTTATGCTCATAATGTATTATTTAGTCAATTTGCATATCCTAATTGCTGCAATATATCAAGGCTTTGATCAAACGTGTAGTCTGCATTAAACGAAATACTTAACATTACCCGTGTTTCTACGTCACTTAAATTAGAAACTTGATGATATATAGCAGTGTTTAGCAATACTGCTTGATTTTCCATTTCAAATGTTAATACAGGGTCTGGTTTTTTGTAATAATGGCCAGTCGAATATGCAGTGTCTATGTCGTATGCAAAAACAATATCCGGATTATTATAAAATGCTGTTAAAGATTTAGTCATTTTTATAGGAAAATTTATGCCTATATTTCTATCTACTATAGAATCCCTTCGTTGATCTATGTGAATATTAGTCTCAGAACCCGGATCTAACACAATTACTAATCCGGTATCCATTAAATGAGGCGATAAGCTCGGACACCATTTCTTAACTATATCTGCAAGACCGCTTGTATAGTGTCCGAAACATCTTTCTTCTATCTTACGTTGAGAGTAATTATACTTGTTAAAGTAATCTGCCCTAATTCCTTCGATTACTTCATTGGAAAAATTTAATGTATACACATAAGGAGGACGATATATCGCAGTCATAGTAATCCTATTTATAACCCTATAGGCATAGGCATCATAATCTCTGCCTTTTCTACTTCATCTTGTAAACGTTCAAACAAGTTCTGGTCCCAGTTCATTAGCAACTGTATCATACGGACTGATAGGATAGATGCCATTACTAAGTCATCCGTCTCACCTTGTTTAGCTGCAAAGCTCTGGCCGCTAGCAATAAAGTTCTTCATTTCTCTAATTAAATTCTTAGAGCTAACTTTCATCTTATCGTTTTCGATCCAGTACTTGAACTTCGCGCACGCCGCGATTTTTGTTTTGAACGACGTTGTGAAGCCGCGCCTTTGTTTGCCTGGCTCCGTGAGGAACGTTGCTGGGATGTTTTCTTCACCCATCTCCCTAATAGCCATAAGAGCAGCTTCACCAATAGTATTATTTTCAACACTCCAGTAGATCTCCCCTTTTTGTTTTTGATTTTTTATTTCGTGATCTATGTAAGAAATAATGTCCCTGATAATTTTTAGTTGACCTTTAATGTCAGTTTTATTGTGCTGCCATTCTGCAACTTGTACCATCTCCGGAAGTTGGAATACTTGCACTGCTGCAAAGTCGCCACCTGTTCCTAAGCTAGGATCCCAAGACAATACAAATGTTTTGTTGCCCTCAATGTGTCTGTAGTAACGTACTTGTCCTGCTTTTAGTATAGGATCTACTCCAGACAACTCTGCTAGCTTTAGACTGTTAATTAATGTTTCGTCGAATACAATGAATTCACATAAGTGCTCTCGACGGAAACGCTCTTCGCCAATCTTATTACGTTCAGCGTCGGCCCAAACCTGATCACGCTCTGGATGGCGGCTCCAGTCGAACATAATGCTCTTAAAGCCGTTAACACCTACGCCAGTGTCATTACCATATTCGTCTATTGTTTTGTTAGCTAGTTTCCAAATTTGTGCAAACTGATCATCGTCGCTGTTAGGGGTGCTTGTAATAATACACTTACCACCAGTGCTTAGTGTAGGGCTTAGTGACGTCCAGAATTCTGTAGCAATACGCGGCTTAACGAACGCAAACTCGTCTAGGTATACTAGCGTTAAGGACATACCACGACC